ATGTCGGTAGAATACTCAACACTGAAGTTTAATCTAGCGACACCAACAGGCTGTTCGGCCTCGCCAGAAAAATCTATTTCAGTACCCGAAAGCACTGTGTTCTTTGCAAGACCATTCAGAGAGTAATCCCCAGCAATGGCCTCCTCGACCTGGACGCAGATTGCATCCAAATCATCATCCAAATTAGCCGTTGCCAACGCATATACGTCAACATTGACCGTCAGCGTTCTCATAAGCGTTTTCCGACCCAAAGTCATCAGGCCGGACTGCTCTGCGCCCGCATAGACAGTTATAGCAGGTAATTTAGCTTCTGTCAGTGGGTACACACGACTGCCATAAACGCGAGAGGAAACCAAAGCAACACCGCTGGTTAGCAGTGTGGCCATTCTCTCTCTTATCTGCTGGCGGACATGAGCCATTATGATTTTTCCAACTGCACTACGGTAACACCTGTTCCATCATGTATCCAAGCACGGACAACATAAGTTACTCCAGATATTACCATAACCTCACCCTCTCCGATAGAAGGCAAATCGGATGTTTTGCAGGTCAATTGAGGTTGCTCTTGATGCACCGTGACAAAGCCACCATTGTCCACTGGGATCGTCTCATTGTCAAAGATGCCGTTTATCGTGCCGCCGTCATATGTGACCGCGACAGCAAACTCATCAACAACTAATATAGAGGTAAGATCGTCACTCAGTGGCAGAGCCATCGTCAACTTCCTTTGGTTCAACGTAAACTTCAGCGTAACCGCGAGAGATTAGCTTATCGGCCACTGCGCGGGCTACATCATGTGAACTGCCAGCCTTGTGACTTTCCCCAGCCCATTCGGCCTTCTTCAACAAGGTTATCTTCATTTCTTCGACTTCCGAGTAACAGTTTTAGTTGCTTTGCTCTTTGGCAAGGCCACTGAGCGATCCTCTGGCTCTTTTACAGGCTGCGGAGCGTCAACGTACTCAACGCGGCCCATTGCGGTCAGGGAGCGAGCATTCTCATCAGATAAATTCAAAATATCACCCGCGCTGCAACGCGAGTTGTCAATGACGCAAGATTTCAAAACAAGATATGGCATATAAAACTCCTAGTAGGGTTGGTGGGGACCGAAGCCCCCACCAGTTATATTATGCGCCGTCGTTGTTAAAGGCAAACGATACAGCGTGGCGTACAGCCACGTCGCAGGTTTGCAGTGCAACGATGCGTACAGTGCCGCTTGTGCTGCTGGTGTATGGATCAACAACAATGTCCAAACCGCCGTACATGCCGATCAGCAAGTCAGCAAAGTTGCCGAAGTACAGATCGCCGGCTGTGACTTGGTTGGACACGATGGTGTTGTAACCATTCATGTTGCCGTCTGGGCCAACTACGAACTGGCCTGAACCAGCGTCTTTTGCAGTTGTTTTCAGAGCGCCGTACATGCCTGCTGGGGCGATGTAGGCCAGGTTGCCAGACAAAGCATTGTCTTCTGCAACAGCAGTTTCCATCGCAACAACTTCTGCGAAGGTTGGGTTTGCAGCAGCAAAGTTAGTCGGAGCATTGATGCCCGATGTGTTCTTTACGCCTGTAGGCTGACCAGAAGAGCCTGAACCTGCCAACGCGCCCAGGTCAATTGCAAGAGCAATCGCTGTGGACAAGTCGTTGCGAACAAGAGCTTCAATGTCGAGGCTGGACTGCATCATCATCAAACGTGTGATGTCTGTGAACGCGCCGAGTGTCTTTGGGGACATTGTAACTTGGCCCAAAGTTGGCTCGCTCTCAGAAGCAGCGCCACCTTCAGTGGAAATCCAAGAAGCAGCCGATGCGGCAGTTTTCTTTGGGATTTTCACGTTGCCGGACAAACCAGACAACATTGTAGCGCCAGCCTGCATAACCGAAGATTGGTTGCGCAGAACGTCGATGAAAGAACCGCCACGGAAGTCGTCTGCGATTACAGCAGCGTCATCTGTGGTGTTCAGATCACGAACAGCCCATGAACGAAGAACTTCATTCGGGATCATGATACCTTGAGCTTCGCGGCCATAGGCTTCAGAAGCCGCGGCAGATGCCTCAAGTTCAAAAGCGGCAGCTTGCTGTGCAGCACGATCAGTTGGGTTGGCGTGAGCGCGGATCGCTTTCAGCAAAGAGAACTGGCGAACTTCTTTCGGTGCAAGACCGATTTCAGTGTTGTCCAGCGGCTTGTTGCCGATTACGTTCAAAAGCTCGCCACGGAACTCGGCCAATGTACGGCCTTCTGCGACTGCTTTTTCAGCCATATCACGCTGCTGGTGCTTACCACCAAGAGCATAGATTTCGGCATGGTCTTTTGCGGCGGCGCGAACAGCTTCGGCCTTCACCGCTTCAATGTCAAATTCAGACATAGTAGCCTCCTTTTGAGGGGTTGAGTTGGTTGTACGGTGTTGAAGGTCGTCATCTGCGCTCCGGCCAACGCCGACTGTCCTGTCAGCGGGGATAGATACAACAGAAACTTCCATTGGAAGCCAATCGACAGCACGGTAGCTACCCTTGCCATCTTGTTCCAATTTGTTGACTTGATAGCCAACTGAGATGTTGCTGCGAATACCGTCAGAAACATCATCAAACACATCTTTGGCAAGTCCGTTCTTTCCAAAACGCACTGTCGCACGCAATCTACGCGCCGAGCCATCCAATGTGACTGATTCCACAACGCCAATTTGCTGGCGTGGATCATGATCCAACAGCAAAGGCGCACGACCACTATTTAGGAACGACAGGTCAATGCTGCGCTCAGAGTGGTCCAAAACTTCATTACCATATCCACGCTCAACTGGTTCCTCAGAGGATACAGCGATCTTAACGCGGCGAGCTTCAACGTCTATAACATCAGCTCCACCATCCATTGAGCGGGTTTCCATGCTCTCACGATTGAACCGCTCCTCAACTTCTGGGGCGGAACGCTCGGAAGTCTTGGTCAGAGTGCTAAAGCGATGGCCAACCATTGTGCCAGAAGCAGCGTAACCATCTTCGCCTTCGCGGTAGACTTCAATCAAGGCCGCAGGATCATCAGCGTCACCGTTAATAGTGAAGTCAGAATCCGGCACATCAATCTGCCCATCGCGCTCAATGCGCTCAACACGGCCATAAGCAGAACCGCCGGAGCTGTCCCACTCTACATAATCGCCTACACTCAAGCCATCTGGCTCTGCACGAACTTCACTCATAACTTCACCCTCAATATCTTCGGGCAGTATATCAGAATTTCCGACATTTTCCATAGAGCGTTCCTTTTCCATTTTAGCAGCTAATTTGCGCGACCAACTGAAGCCAGCATCGCCGCCCCAGAGCGCCCAGGCGATACGCCCGTTTGATGGATAGCCATCCTCGCCAGGACGGAACCCCTCGGCCTTCTTATCAACCTCATGTCGGCTGAAAAAAGAATACATTCGCTTGACTGTATCATCAGACAAGTTCTTACCATTTGAGATGTCACGCGCACGGGCTATGCCAACCTCAGTGCCACCGCGACCGTACTCGCTGCGCCAGTCTAAGCCCTTCTTGGCCTCAGAGACCATCCCGCTGTTAGGCTTGTTCGTCATTGACATCAACCTCCGCAGGGACTGGCTGCTTATCGCCAAATGGCTCGTAAGCCATTGATAAGTTGTAAGCTGAGGCCATTTCTTTGTCACGGCTGATCTGCGAGAATGTTTCCTCTGCATCTCGACCATAGTTGGCTGCAATGTCAGTGTGGCTCAAGATGCCATTCTGCAAACCGACAACAGCAGCATTGATTTCCTTCAGCGGATCAACCCACTGGAAGCCTCGCGCCCGCCAAGAGATGCCCGCGCTAAACTTGGCGATCTTGTTTGTGCCGGAAATTGGAATAACGCCGAAGCCCATTACATGCTCAAGCCACTCACGGAACAATGGGTCAATGAAGTGGTCAATCATAAACCGATGTAAGGTGCGATAAAAATCACGCTCCTCAAGCGCACCCTGACGAATGGAGGAATACGACGTACCCTCCAGATCATTGGCCAGCGAGGTATAGCTTACGCCCAAGCCGCCTGCGATCCCACGCAAGACAGCCTTCTCAAAGTCAGCAAATGCTGAATTTGGATGGCTCGGATCAAAAGCCGTGAAATCAACGCCAGCAGGAAGCTGGTGGAAGGTTCCAGCCTCTGCGTCATAGATCGGAGTTACGTTGTCTTCGTAATCGTCAGCAGTAAAGCCATCGCCCGCTGGAGACGTAAAGAAACCCATCTTGGCCGCGCCAACGCGGGCAGCAACCAATTCAGCCTCACGATAGCCGTGTAACATCTTCAGAGAGGCTATAGCGGAAACTGACCAAGGAACACCGCGCGTCTGATCCGCACGATCAGGACGGTAAATGTGCATCATGCGGTCCGCAGGAATACGAGTGCGCTTCTTGCCATTGGCAAGTGTAGTGTAATCGTAATCGCCAGGGTGAGCCGTCAGAACGTGATAAGCAACTGGCCGGCGGGTGGACTCGTCAATCTCGATACCCATGCGTATAGGATTACCACCCTTGACACGCTCATTGTGATCTTCGTCGATCATGTCAGGCTCGATAAGCTGCAAAGCATACCCCTGACGCAAATAGTTCGCGCGGACTTTCATCAAGAACACTTCGCCGTCACGCGCAACGCCAGTGATGACATGGTTCAGCAAGTCAATCATCGACATCTGGCCGTCAACAGTAGGGCCACCGTACCGACAGAACTCAGTCCATGCCGACTCAACAATATTGTTGCCACCGATGTCCATGCCGCCATCTGGGTTGCGGGCCTTCATCTGAAGCCGTATGCCACCCTCACCGACAACATTCGTGCGCAACAACTGCAAATATCTACGCATGTATTCGTTATTGCGCTCCAAGTCGCGCGACCTGTTACGCAAATCACGCAGTACCGGGTATATCTCACTGTCAGCACTGCGATTGCTTGCATTGAAGTCAGCGAAAAGCCGCCCTTTGCTGGCGGCTGCATAGTTTCTGCGACTTTTCGGCTTTTTAGACCGACTGAAGATGTCCAAAATGCCCATTAGCTAAATCTAACCTTTACAGTTGTTCCGCTGGCTTTCCCGGCCTCTATTCTCAGCTTGCGACGATAAGCCAAGACCTCCTGACGATACCTGTCGCGGGCGACCATAAGCTCATCAAAAGTCATCTTTGTTAGAGAACGACCAGCAATGCTATAATTAGAAACATCGCTGTCAGCTTTGCCTTCAAGTATAGTTTCAATCTTGTCCAGCATGATCTCCGAGTGCGTCCGAGGATCAGTGCCGTTTACGTCAAGGTCAACAATAGCGTTGAACTCACCTCGCTGCACAACAACGCGATTGCCGCTGGATGTCTCAGTGATCTCAAGCTGCCAGTGATAGAAGCCGGGATCGAAATCAGCAGATGTAACACTATCAACCGTGAACAGATAATAGTCTGCACTGCCAACTCCAGCCAGCTTGATCTCACTACTTCCGCCCTGCGTTACCCTTGCCACATATTCAGCCGTATGTGTCGCAGCAGGATAGTCAGCGACTAAATCGCTTCGCTTCCATTGCAGAAAGTCACCGACAACAACTTCGAGAGGCTCGCCCTCTGGTGCATTAGCGGAGTCAAAAAGATTAGCCATTATTTGTACCCATGCACAAAGGAACTGCGTCTGGGTATCGCTGGACCCCTAGACGGACGTTGAGTTTGTTCGGATAATACCCTATTTTGTGCCTGCTTGTAAACTGCCTCAATATTCAGGTTCAATACGGCCAATGCGGCGGTAGCGTAAACTCTGCAATCCAATGCTTCGTTCCTTTGCCTAATCTTAACCCACTCACGTTTTGGGCGACCCTTAAAATACTTGGTGATCTTCTTTTCAGCAGTCAACATACGAAAATATTCCGCATTACGACCCTCTGGAAAGTGGCAGTAGCCGTCACCCTCATCCGTCATCTTCAGGCGAGCATACACTAATTCCTTGGCAGTGTCAGTACCAACAGGGAAAAGGTTTATCTTTCCGATGTTATTCTTGGTCGGACGCCCAATGATCGGCTTGCCCTCACCGCCGACACCCTTAATCGCAAAAATCCTGCGCCCCGACCTTTGGCGCGCATAATTGTAAACCTGCTGCGTGTAGTGACCGCCAGAGTCAATGCAGGAAGAACGTATCACCATCTCACCATGCAGAGGGTGCGTGAACGTCTTTTGCAGCAAGCTATCCAACCTGATCCACAATTCAGAGGTCGATGGGTCGCCATAAAGCGTATCATACGAGATTGACCAGCTCTCCTCACCTCGGCCCCAGCCAACGACCTCAATCTCCAAGCGATCATCCTGAACATCAATGCCAGCAGTCATCAGCAAGACATCTTCCGGCAATTCATCGCCCCAGTCTTCACAACGCTCCATCAGGTCCATCTCGTCAACCCTGTCACCTTGCTCCTCCCAAGTCTCGCCAAGAAAGGTGTTGACCCAAGTTTTAAGCCGCATTGGGTCTCGCTTGGACGCAAGAAAGTCTCGAACCGTGTCTTCCATCGGAGTCCACGGTGAATATAAGCCAGAAAGGTGGAAACCAGCAGTTTTCCCGTCACCTTCTGCTGTTTTGCGCCATTCACCATACCTGATAGCCGCAAAACGCTTAACATCGCTCCAACAGCTCCCACAATGCTCGCAAACGTATTCAGCCGATGCAGGCCTGCCCTCCTCCCACTTCACGTTGGACCACTTCAAGACTTGATGCTCACCGCAATCCTGACAAGGTACAAAATACCTGCGCTTGTCGCTCTCCTCATACGCAGCCTCAATCCGGCTCGCACCCTTGTCGGTCGGCGTGCTGACCATGATGATCTTGCGGTTCCAGAAGGTAGTTGAACGTTTTTTGGCCAGCGAGACAGGATCACCCTCCGTTCCGGCAGATAACGGATAGCGGTCAACCTCATCGCACAGAATGATGCGACATGGACGAGATGCCAGCGATGATGGCGAATTGGCGCCACAAGCCGTAACGTGTCCGCCTGGGAAGACCTTATGCAGCGTTGTGTTGCCACTGTCCCTCGATCTGGGGTTCTTGATCTTCTCGGACAGCACAGGCGTATCCCTAATCGCCGGAGAGAGCCTGTCCTTTGACCAGGTTTGCGCCATTTCCAGAGTTGGCTGCACAACCAACATTGGAGCTGGGTCTTGATGTATATGATAACCGACAACATTGTTAATCAGCTCAGTCTTGCCGATCTGCGCGCCCGTCATTAAAACCACCGTCTCAACATTCGGGTCAGATACGGCGTCCATCATGCCACGCTGATATTCAGCCCTGGATGTCGTCCACCGACCAGCCTCCGCAGAGCTTTCACTTGATAGCTGACGGTAGTTATCCGCCCACTGGCTGACATTCAGCTTTGGCGGCGGCTTCAGAGCCTTGGCGATGGCAGAAGTCAGGCGAGATTCAAGTTTCTTCGCTTGATGCTTCTTTATCGTATCCGACCAATTCATTCAGTGCCTCTACTATTTCAGCCTCAATCAAGCTCTGGACCTCTTTGACCGTTGCCGCGATGTGAGCTTCAGGTGCAACCTTCGTTGGGACAGCCAACAACTTTGTTCGGACCTTGGTTAGCTGCAACTCAAACTGTTTAGCTACATTTTCAATATACACAAGATCGCCGCGTTCTACAGCATTTTCCATTTCCTTGGCATCAGCCTGCTCTTTCGCCAGCCTCGCTCGCTCCTCTTGCAGATCAAGATCACCAACTTTTGCTCGGCCAGCGGCTACTTCCCTGACATGCAGGATGTATTGCTTGCGAGCCTGATCGAGATCATACTTACCTCGGTCCTGTTTTTCGATTATGCCCTTGTTTATAAGCTCCTGCACCGTTTTCGTCGTCATTTGAAGGTGAGTTGCTAAATCTGACATCGTTGCCATTCGCGGTGGTCCTTTTTCCATACACCTCCATATATACAGTTCTATCGCTAAAAAACAAACGTGCCTCGCGCGTACC